GGGTCATGGGGCAATCATTGCCCTACGGTTTAACTGGCCGCTTAGCTAAGTGGCGCTTCTACAAAGATTCTCGCAAGCGAGGCTGTGTAGTTACAGTTAAGTTGTTCCAAATATAACCGTTCGTAGTGATTCCCCTCAAAAGGAACACTGTTCCAATACGGAACTAGACGAACGTTATGTACCAGTTTTTGACGTCCCTTCCAAGGAGTCAAGAATACTCTTAAGTCAGATGAGCTCTGTGAAATTCCACCTCTTAAAAAATAAAAGAGTGAATTTTCATCTTTGCGCAATCTAGTATGCTTATCTTCAACAGTGATATCCAAACTTTGGATACTGATGTTGTTATAAGTATTTAGATCTCGTGGTGATAACAAATCACCACGAGACTGGCTCGTCCAAGTCTTTACATTACTACGCCAATCTTTTGGTATAATAGATAAAAACTCAGCAGGTATACGCAAGCCTTCATGTGCACCATAATCTAATGGTACAACAACCTTTTCAGCTACACTTGCTAATAAAACAGCAACTGTCTTTGAAATGGAAACGGAATGCGATAAACCCCAATCAATTAAACGATTGGACAGAGAGTAAACGTCACATACGGTCCGTAATTCTTCACAGAATACGGGTCGGATATTATAACCACAAAAGAAGTCTGCACCACAAGACTCTCGAAAGAGGCCTGTAGAGAAACTTTTCTTCAGGTTAGGTTGCATATGAAGACACTTCAATAACTCAACAATATAAGGATAAGCCACAACATCCACGATGATATCATCACCATAAACGCTGTATGTAGGAAAACCCTGCATGTCTTGGTATGGAAGTCCCAATCTCCAATAAACTGCCCTAACAAGGGAAGTAAAAATTAGAGTTTGGAGTGGAAAACAATAAGCATTTCCCATCGTTGCCATCATTGGCAGTTTGTAAACTACATTCCTGCTAGAAATAGCATCTGAACGACAACCATCTAAATAATTAAACAGAGGTACTGGGGATAAAAACCTAACTAAGGCTATACCCACAATGTCAGACGCACTAACGAGATCGAGTGTACAAAAACGTACCTTGCGATTCTTAATTGAAAATGAATACAAATCACAATTATCATGAATTGATCCTTTACGGGCCATTTCACGATTAATATCCTGCTGTTCACTTAGATCGATGTTAAAACTTTTTAACATCTTTCTGAGAAAAGAATCAGCTGGATATTGTAAATGTAAATCACCATTCAATTGAGGCGCAATCAACCGAGATATCGTATGATCTTTCGGTACATAAGTTGCTTTTACATATTCACTGTGCTCTACCTCAAAATTCGGTAGGTCATTGAGTGGTTTGGACAATTTGCGTTGTAATAGCAAGTGTCTTTTACCAAATGGATTGCTAAAGTACCACTTATTGCGAAATTTCTCAATTAGTGCTGTACCATCAGTACCTGTACAGGTACCTGGGCCGCTTGAAAAACCAGAAACAGGAACAAGATTATCTTTGTTCCAAACAAATTCTGGATCGTCAAGTTCTAAAGCGCGCCAAAATGCAACATCAATGTCACATCTTGCCCGTTCCAACGTTGTCATGAGATCACAATCAAGTGATTCCATAGCAAGGTTTTGCTTTTCACAAGCTGAAACGGCGAGAAGAAATTTCTCCTCGCACTTAGAATCTCTATCATCGGAGGCAGCACTATCACTATCGCCAATATAACGTTTTTTACAATCGTTAAGTTGTCGTATGATGGCAATGTCTCTTGCGGGTAATGAAAGCTTTTCACCTAAAAAATAGAGTGAATTTCCTTCAAGGCTCGCTGATTTATACAGACCTTTTGCAATTGGTGTCAGCTGTGAAAACAGTTCTGACTCCAGAGTGTGAATATATTTCTGAAAAAGTATGTTACTCATTTCATTTGTTCCTTACCTTTTAGGTATAAGATATTTACAGTAATTTCCCAATAATGGGAAGAAGAGAAGTTACTACTACCGCAGGTTCAAGATGTATCAAACCCCAAAGTAATAGTAATAATCCCAAAAGCCGGACGGATCTATAAGTTGTGCGTATCACTACGCTCAACATTAGTATAGACCGTCTTGTACAGCTTTCATGATTTCTTCTTTTTGGTCATACAAAGCAGTGATAAACATTGCGATGCTGGCCTCTAAATTAACTGCATCATAAGAGGAACCAGCCGGAACACCTATATCTAACGACATTGGTATAATTTCCGTCTGATTGGCACCGACTTTACAACTGCCTTTGCCAATGACTCGAGTAACATTTTTAGGCACTCT